CAAGTTCAATTGTCTTACCACAAGGTCCTGTAGTAACAAACGCATTCAAAGTAGCTTCCACTGCTGTTTGAGTAGTGCTATGAGCTTCTGGTACTAAGATAGTTGTGATAAAATTAGGGTGCCAGTACATTCCATTTGCATTTTCATTTGGAGAAACTGTATGGTATCCTAACACATATTGGCAATATGTTTCATTACAATCTACTAGCAAGTTTTTAGTTCTTGATACGTTCAATTGAGCATAGTAAGGAGCTCCTGTAGTTTCAACTTCGCTGTTCAAACCATCGAAACCTGTACCACCTGGCATTTCATGATACTCTTCCCATTGCAACTTAGCACCATGACCTTCTGGCAATTGCATTCCTGTATTGTCTACAGAAACACTTGTAGAATTTGGAGCCCAAGCTGAATCTAAGATAACTTGAATAGAACCGATAGTATATCTATCAATGATAGCCTCTGATGGAGGGAAACATACACACTCTGCAGTGTTTACTTTGAAAGTAATTTCGATTGCACAAGAGAAACCTGCTGCTGGAGTTATTGGACTAACTGGGTCTGCAGAAGTTCTTACTGTATCTACATATTTAGACAATAACTCGTTTGCTTCAATTTCTGCTTTCAATTTCAATGCAACTTCTTCACAATCATGAGTGTAGTCACAATCACCATCGCAAGAAGGACATTCTTCTGATTGAACAGAAATCAATTCTACATGGTATCTGTTTTCTGGGTAGAAAAAGTTCAATGTAGGATCGTTAATTCTGATTCCAATAGAATAGTTTTGTGAACAATCTGTACAAGAGAAGTTAAACTTAGCTTTGTTAGACTCACCCTCTTGAGGAGCTTTTACACTTGCATCATCAATTGAACAAGATGTAATAGTCTCACCTGAAGCTAATCTTACACTGTCTGAAGTTAATTTAGATGCAGTTTTATCTACACCAATTGCAATAAAAATAGATTTTACTCCTACGATAGTAGTAGCATCTACTGCTGTGTTGGTCTCGGCATTATAAAATCCGATTTGACCTGGTTTTAGTAAGTATTGTTTAGTGGTAGCATTATAAAACGCTGTACCAGTTGGAACAATACCGTATCCTGTTGCACTACCTGCTACTGCGGCAGTTGGAAGGAAAATTTGTTTTTGAATTCTTGATCTCATTTTGAAATTTATTTAAGGTTTATTAAATTTTTGATATGTTTAAAATTTTATTTAATTGTGATTCAAAATCTATAGTATTGCCTACATCTCTCATTGCTATTAATACTGCAATATCTATAATTTTGTTTGCTTGGAAAGTTGAGTTGATTTCTATATCTCTTTGAACTGCTGGAGTTCCATTAGGTAAGTTATAAGTTCCACCTCCATTTAAAAAGTCTTGTGGGTTACCTGGTCTTAAAGGTTTTCTAATATAAGAAAGAAAAACTTTGTCTATATCAAATCCTTCGTAATATAAGTATAACTTATTGCCAGACATGTCCATGTTTACTCTTTCAAAAACATAGGAAGAATTAAACATAGGATCATTTGTATAAATATCATCCTTTTGTATGAAAAAATTCTTAATAGTTTTATTTGGACATTTATCTGTAAAACATACAGAATAAGACTCTAAATATCTATAGTAATCTGCTGGTAAATCTGCGGTGTAATAGTCGTCATTAATCTTAGTGACTGGGAGTAGAAAATTTTTGATTTCTAGCTCCCTTATGTCATCTCTTCTTTTTTGATTTATTTCTAGTTGTTCGCAAATATTTTCAATATAAATTATATATGCTTCAAAAATATATTCATCTATCTGAGGTATAAGAAAGTTAGCGTTTCTTAGTCCATCTACCTTGTTAGCATGTTGTTTAAATTTATAATGGGCTTCTTTTATTGAAAACATTATTTCATCTTAGCTTTTAAAGCCTCTTCTAGGCTTAAATATAATGAAGAATTTTCTGGTTTTTGTAAGAAATCAATAATATTTATAGTATCTGTTTGAAGTTGTTCTCCGTTAAAGAATACTTTTATATTTTCTTTTCTTAACACTGCATATTGGTACATTTTCTCAACATTGATAGTAACTTCCAATTTTGCTTTATTTTTAGAATCTGATAGCTCAATAAATAAATCTTGTATAGCTGTCAAAGTTTCTTTATTACTGTTTTCTGTAATTTTAGAATACAACAAGTCTTCTATAATCACTTCTTTCTCATCTCCTGTCAATTTAATACCTAAAGCGGTACTCATGTCTCTCTTTTGAGATAGTGTGAGTTTATTGTATCTTTCGTGTAATTTACTTGTTTTTTCACGCTTAGACTCTCTCACAGTAGCATCTGCTATTTCATCTTCAATAATCCACTCTGCGGCTGGGTGTTTAGATAGAGAAGTCTCTCCCACCACTGTCATTGAATCTGCCGACATGATTGCATAAATCAATTCTTCTGTCGGTTTATTTAGGTCAAGAGTTTGAATATCTCTTCCTAATTTAGCTCTACACTTACTATGTGTAAAGAAAGGATCTTTTCTATTAGAAGGATCTGCTGAAGTTATTTTTTGATTAGTATACTCATCATTTAATGCAAGTTTTTTTACTAATTCATTTATTTGTTCATCAGTGTATCTATCATTGATAGGACCTAGATTGTATCTGTAAGCATTCTCATCAAATTGAGGTCTAATGGTATTAGCGTTAGCTAAAAATGCATAGCTTTCAGAAGCTTGTCTATAAGCAGGGTCAATATTTACTTGCCAATGCTTATTTTTTTTAATGTTAGGGTAAATTTTTACCTTCTTGTTTAATAATGTACTCATTGTTTTGTTGTTTGTGTGGTTTAAAAAAAAATAGTAGCAACGACTCAGACTCGAACTGGTTAAACTGGTTTATGAGACCAGAGAGATCCATACCTCCCTCCTGCTATCCTCTATCAAATGATAGAAAAAAAAGGGTATGATTAGAGGGCTCATACCCTAAAGCCTATTGAAGTTTTATTTTCCTCTTAATGCTGCTGGAATCAACTCACCGCATTTTGTAACATCTTTTACCAAGATACCTGCGTATTCCATTCTATGTACTGTCCAGAAGTCACCTGAGTGAGACATCAATCCTCCTTGGTTATTACCATAAGGACTTGACAATCCACCTTCGTAACCGTAAGCTACATCTCTCTTAGATTTCAAGTAGGAAATGTTTTTACCAAAACCATCACCTAATCCGTAGTTAACGAATGTAAATCTTGAAGACTCTGCTGGATAACCATTCTCATCTAGGATAGTGTTGAAAGTTACATCATCATAAGCTTTCATGTGCATAACTGTCAATGAACCACCAAATTTCAATTTGTATTGAGTATATGGAGTTTCAGTGTAAGACAATCCTGTTGGTCCACCTGGTACCAATGAAGCACCATCTGTTTTGATGAAATAATCTTTCATATCTTTGAAGAAACCTTGAGTTATTTGGTTGATAGCCTCATCAAATAATCTTAGTCCTATTTCACCTGTCCACATTACAACATTTCTTTGATCGTAAGCAACTCTACCGAAGAATATATCTTGTAGGAAGTCTTTGATAAGACCAATAGAGAAAGTGTTATAGAATTCTCTATATCCATCTTCCAAAATCTCTTGAAGACCTGGACCTTGGTTTACAAAGTATCCTGTAGACTCGTCAATAACTGTAGAAGTACTTCTTTGATACATCAAGTGAAGTTCTTTTTCCATTTCAAATTCTTTGTTGAATTTAACCTCAGCAACGGAAGTGATATACATGTTACCTGTATTTTTCTTGCTCAATGCGTTAGCAATTCTTGTTTGGAAAGCTTGTTGGCTCTCACCTGCTTTTCTTCCTGCTAAGATTAACAAATCTGCCTCAGACAAGTTACCGTTCAATTTTCTTTGAGCAGCATCTCCTGTCATTGCATATTGTTTTCTAAATCTTGTCAATCCAGAACGGAATTTAATTTTACCGATAGCATCAACACTCATTGAACCACCTTTTACAGATGCCTCAGAATAAGTGGAGTGCATTTTCATCACTCTTGTTCCTGGAGTGAACAAACTATTGTCAACAAACAAGCTTGGGCTGTCAGTCATCAATTTAACTGTGTAAACTGTAAAAGATCCTTCTTTAACAGGAGCTTTACTTACACGCATGTTGAATTTTTTGCTGTCAGTGAATACCAATGTATCACCTTCTACAAATGTTCCAATGTCAAGTTTAATTTTAAACTCTCTTTGAGCAATACCTTTTGTAAGGTTTCCTGCTTCAACGTCTTCAACGATAAGAGCTGGTCTGTATCCTGAAACCATGAATTCCCATTCTACTTTGTCACCTTCAACAGTGATAGTGTCAGAACCTTGTGCAAGTTCCAATAGTGGTGCAGTACCGTCAAACAATGTTTTCATAGAGGCTAATTGACCCATACCACCTAATGCGTCTGTGTCTGTTTTAATCAAACCTGCAGCATATAGATTGTTTAAGTTGGTATAGTTCATACCCCAGTTACGATCGCCTGTAATCGTAGGGGCCTTTATAATACCGAATTTACTTTGTGATAATTTCATGTTAATTTAATTTAATTTTTTATATTTAATTTATGAATTCTAATTTAATTGTATTTGGCTTTGTTTTTCCAGAAGCTCTTCTTAAACTTTCTGCCAACTTACTTTTTTCTTTACTTGCCACTTCAACTTTATCTGACTTATCTGATAATCCTTCAAATATTTTGTAAGCTAATGCTACCATTTTTTCAGGATCAGAAAGATACTCATTTAATTTTTGTTTGAAGCCTGTAGCTCTTCCTACAACTTCTCCCCTATCGTTTCTTATCTCTTGAGGTGAAAAAATAAAATCTTCAAAATTACTTTTTTGGTTTTTAGCAATAACTACATTATTACTTTTGCCGCTTTGAATAGTTTCTCTTATTTTATTTACACTCTTAATATACTCTTCTCTTTGTATACGAGCATATTCTTGTTGAGATTTTATAAGATCTTCTTCTTGTTTTTCTCTGAAAACTTTTAAATCAGCTTGAATTTTACTAGCTTGATTAAATAGCTTTCCTTTTTCTTTATACCCCTCCAATAACGATTCTGCCTCTTCTTCTTCTAAATTTTTAACCGAAGTTAAATATGTTTTTACAAGAGCTGTAGCATTATCTTCATCTTCAATGTCTACATCCACCCAATTTGTTTCTGCGTGTAAATTGACATAATCATCAATATTTCCCCCATTCTTTAAAAAATTAAGAACACCGTCTACTCTAGGGTCATTTATTTTATAAGAACTCTTTACTAAATTTAAAGCCCTTTCATCTAAAGTGGCTTCATAAGCTTCAAATAAAGCTTCTTCTGATCCATCCCAATCTTCTGGAAGATTTAAAAGGTTTTTTTCCTGTAATTCTGAAGCAAATATTTTTAAAGGATCTACTTCTGAATTTTCTTCTTCATCTTCTGAAGACTCTTCTTCTTCTTCTTTTTGAGAAGAGGAGCTTTCTTTCTTCTTATTTAATATTGCTTCCTTTTCTTCGTCATTAAGGTCAAGGTCATCAATATTGTCTTCATCTACTAAATCAGCATTAACTAAAGAAGAATCATTATCCTCATCTTCTTCTTCCTCCTCTGTTTGTTCCGTTTCGTTTATAGATTCTATTTTATCTGATAAATTATTATCGTTTAAAAGATCTTCATTGAATTCTATAATTTCAAAATCTAAATTGTTCTCTTGCATGTTTGTTTGTTTATGTGTGTGTGAAATAATTGTTTTGTACTGCAAAATTGAAAAAAAATTATTTTTTTATAAATTATTTTTTTCTTAGAATAAAAAAATTCATTAATGAGCCCAGTGTTTATAAGGGTTTACTCCTTTTTACCCTTTTTTTTCATTAGTTGAATTTCAGTTTCAATTTTTTTATTCTGAAGTTGTATCTGTGCTATCTTGGCATCATTGAGCTCTACGTTTGACTCATTTTCATTTTTTTCCATCTGCAATTGAATCAAGTCGTTTGTTCCATCTTGGTCAATATCGTTAGCTCTTTGTAATCTCTGAGCATTCAACTCCGCAGACTTTAATGTTACAGCGTTTCTATCATCAGCTATTTGTTTCTGCATTTTCATTTCTTCTTGTTTAGCTTGAATCTGCATTTGTTGCATTTGCATTTGTTGCTCTTGTTGAGATTTTTGCATTTGCTCTTCTTTAGCTTCTTTTTGCTCCTGAATTCTAGCAATGATGTTTTTAACTTCTGTAGCATTCTCTGTAGTGAGAATTTCTGTAGCCACTCTTAAATCTCCTCCACTATTTTGGATAATAGGTTGAATTAAGTTTTTCAATTGACTAATAATCTCTGTATCTCTTAATGTATTAGTAATAAATACTTTATAGTTATAATTTGCGAAATCTGCCACCTCTGTATTCAATGTAGCTATACTTAAATCTGAAAGAATATAAGAAGCCTTTAATGGGTTTTCCTTATAGATTACTTTGCATATTTCAATATAGTTCTCAACGGTTCTTTCTTTTACATAATTATGCATGTAGAACCATTTCTCCGTTTGATTAGAGGATTGTATAATACTTTGTTGGTTATTGCCTATAGACTCATAAGGAGATTGCTGTCCTAGTCTACCAGGGTTATAGCTCATAGACTGTGCCATTTTTTTCTCAATATATTCTAATAGTTGTATTTTTTGATTTATTTCTTGTGCGTGAGATAGGTTGATAGATTTCCAATAATTAGGATCTACCCCCATATTTCTTAAATCTCCTTCTTTAGAAGCACTAATTAAAGCCACCTTGAATTTCTTAATATAAGTCATCCACTGTGTAGGAGTCATTTCCTTTGGAATTTGTTCTTGCAATCCTAGCAATACATTACCTATATCTGTCTTCATCAATTCAATAATTTGATTGATAACTACATTGTACAAGAACTGCCAAGGTTTTCCTAAGTCAGCAATTGCTATAGGGGCGGAGTTTCTTGCCGAATAAACAGAGCCTGTATAAGGCCCTCTAATTTGAAAAGGGTTGTCAACGTCTCTATATTGATTAGGAATAGGTTCAACTTTTATATAAATCTTTGGATTGGTGAATATTTTATATCCATGCCAGAATTCAGGTATCCATAGAATTTCTTGCTTAACGTCTGTTTCTTTGTTAAAAACATAAGTTTCATCAGCAATAGTTTTTTCTAGGGTGCCATTTTCATTTAACCTAAAGATATATTTAATTTTTTTCAAAGACTTCCAAACAACATGCGTTACTCTAAGTCTTCTAATTTTAAAATTATCACTGTAATTATCTTCCCAAGGGTCTACCCAGCTAGGAGTAGCTTCGGAATCTGTAGGATTCATAATAGCATTAGGAATAATTTCCCACACCTTAGAATCTGAAGGAGAGTTTAATGTAGACTCATATTTGTCAAAAACTTCTCTCTCTTCTTCGGTAATTATATTACCAAATTTTTGATATATCTCGTAAATAGATAGATACTCGTCATAAGTACACCAGTCTGCTTCATCCAAGAAGTCAACATCTTTTGACTTAGCATAGTTGAAATACAAAGGATTACAAGCTCTGATAGTAGGTCTACCATTTAACTCTCCTGTCCAATATACTTCTTCTCCTGTTATAATTACATCTTTCCAGCCTTTATCAAAAACTAATTTAATTCTATCTGTACGGATATGATATTGTAATAGCTCATCGGTAAGCTTTTCTTCAGGCAGTTTAAATCCTTTAGCCATGTAAGTTTCTACCTCCACTGGAGTCATTTTATTAATGGTTTCCTCAAGCTGTGCATCTAGATTAGCAGTAATTTCTTGTAGCTTTTCTAAATACTGAGGGTCCATTGAAGGGTCCATCTGGGCTTTTATTTCTTCTAGTCTTTTTTGATTAACTGCCTTTGCTTTTAAAAGCAATTCTTGTCTTACAATCTTAGAAGTATTCTCAATTAAAAGTTCTCTACGCTTTCTTTGTCTAATTGACTCACTTGTAGAGTTTGTACTAACCACTCTAATATTGAAAGGTCTTTTGATTTCCTCTCCTTCTAGGTCGTGTAATACGTTTTGTAATATAGGGAAATGTATAAAATCACTTTGGTTAATCTCAATTTCTGGAATATCCATTCCTAATTCATTCTCAATTATATTCCCTGTATTTATATAACTGGTAAAATCCATTCTACCGTTATATAGTTCGTAGTTTATCTTGAATTTTTCTTTTCTCTCGTTATAATAGTTGTATTGATTGCATAGGTAATCCATTCTTTGCCTTGCCCAGGCATAGTTATCAGCTATTTTTTTCTTATAACTTAGCCTATCACTTCCAGGCATGTTTAAGAATTGTGCGGTTAAACTATCGTTTATTACCATTTTTAGTTTATTTAAAAAAACAAAATTAATTAAAAATTATTTTTTTATAAAATTTATTTTAATATTTCAGTAAATTAGTATT